GGGGGAAGACTAACATGATCGCGGTGACGATCCCGAGCGGTTCTTCGCAGTCGAACGAGTTCAAGTTGCCTGCTTGGGACATCCTAGTTGGCATTGAAGTCCCTACGGCTTGGGATACAGCGCGAGTGTCGTTCCTTATTTCCACGACGAGCGGTGGAAACTTCCGACCCTTGATGGACACCGCAGGCGAAGTGCAAACTCCTTCGAGTTCAGGAGACCGTTACTTTTCCCTTAACCCAAACACGTTTCAACATGTTCCAGTGCTTAAAGTGCGCTCCGGTACCTCCGCCGTCCCTGTAAACCAGACCGCCGACCGTGTTATCAACCTGGTAACGGTGAGCCGACGATGACGTTCAAGAAGGGTGTCGTAGTCAAGGGCGTCAAGCCCGAGACGGTGCGGGCGATGCTCACCGCGGAGGTCATTTATGCCTCCTATGGGTACTCGTTGGTCGTCACCTCGTGCTTGGAAGGCAAGCACAAAGAAGGGTCGCTGCATTATTCGGGCTACGCCGTCGACCTGCGCACAATGAGCATCCCACCCGACAAACTGAAGGAAATGAAGGGGGCGCTCATGATCGCGCTGGGCGTGGAGTATGATGTGGTGCTGGAGAAAGATCACTTTCACATCGAATACGACCCTCGATGAACACATGGACAGCGACTTTCCGACTTCTGACATTGATGTCGAATCTCTAGCCGAGATATGGCGGCGACTTTTTTCCTACCGACCAAGATTCCCCGCCGATCCGGCGTGGTTAACCTCCACCAGATGTCCTCGCCCGAATTGCAACGCTTCCGGGCGCTGCGCTGGCAGGCTCGCACCGATCTAGTCTTCCTCGCCAACAAGATCCTTGGCTACCCGGACATCTCGCGTAAGATCCACGTCTTCATTGAAGTCTTACAGAAGTTCCCAACGCCCACCGGCTCCCAGTTTATTCAGAACGACAACATCCTTTCGTACCGGCCCATCCTGCCGGTCTACGCTTTGCCCGGTGCTTTGAAGGGCAGTCGCAAGGTTCTTATTCTCGATCCACGCGGTTTTCTCAAAAGTTCTTGCAATGTAATGACGCACTCCATTCAGTGGCTTCTGAACTACCCTGACATGTCGATGCTGATTACGCAGGCGACTTCGCCCAACGCCGAGGCGATCCTCGACGAGATCACCCGGCATTTCGTTTACAACGAAAAGTTCCGGGCACTTTTTCCCGAGCACGCTCCCAAGTCGAAGAAGCAGTTGCTTTCGTTCACCAAGACCGCTTTGACCACTCCGGCCCGCTCCCCCCAAGCGTTATCCGCCGAGGTGTCGATCTTGACCGGCTCGATTGAGAAGGGCTTGACCGGACATCACTTCGACGTGCTGAAGTTCTCCGACATCGTGTACCCGGAAAACTCGAAGACCATTGGACAAATCCGGTCGGTGATCGACACCTTTGCCATGATGCGCAACCTGACGGTGCGCCCAGACTCCTGGATCGACGTAGAGGGGACCATCTATCACCACTCAGACCTCTACACGCGGATCATGGACGCCGAGATGGAAAGACCGCCCCAGGAACGCGAGTGGAAGATCCACGTTCGACCCTGCTTTGTAAAGGACACCGGCGATAAACCGCAACGTTTCACGCCGGACGAGGTGAGGCTCCCCGACAAACGGGACGCCGAGGGCAAGCGCATTTCGTGGTGGCCGGAGCGCTTCCCGACCGAAAAGTTGGAAGCCATCGAGCGCGATCCCATCTTCGGCGGCAAGACCTTCGCCACTCAGCAGCTATTGAACCCCAAGCTGGCGATGGGCGCTCCGGTGTTTCCGGTCGACGAGAACTATCCCAAGAAGATCACCCGCGAGGCGTTCAGCCGTGTACCGAAGTCGCACTACGATGTCGCCGTCGACACCGCGGAGACACAGGGGGACCGCTCGAACTACACGTCGATGGCGGTCGGCTGTTGGGACACCTACAACCGCTGCTACGTCGTCGAGGTCGTGCATGGCAAGCTGACCGCCAGTCAGATCATTTCGGAACTCTTCCGGTTGAATCTCAAGTACAAACCGAGGACGATCAAGATCGAGAAGACCGCCTTCGTGCGCGGCCTGGAGCACTCCATCCGGCGCGAAATGGACCTGACCGGCATCTACTTGCCCTACGAGTTGATTCCGCGGGACACGCAGGTCTCAAAGATCGAGCGCATCACAAACACCCTACAGCCCCCTTACAAGTCGGGCGAATTGCGCTTCCTCGACGACCTGAAACCGTGGAAGCACATGGTCAAGGAGCTCGAAAACTTTCCCGACTACGAGTTCGACGACATCCTGGACTCCCTGTCGGACCTGTTCCAAAACAAGGATTGGATGGGCCGCCAGTCGGTCAAGGGCATCTACACGAGCAAAGCGGAGAAGGAAGCGCTGGTCGCTCAGATCATGCGCAAGGAACTGGACCTTCGCTTGGGCATCCAAAACGACCTCGAAGACCTTACCGAGAAGTGGGACTCGACGTGGACAGAGTAACCCATACAATTAAGTGGAGGCAACTCCGTGCCGGTTGAGCGTCCTGCTCCGCAAGTTCCATACGCGAGCCTTGAATCCGAAGGCTTGAAGCTCGCCTACGACGAGTTGTCAGAGGCGTACGCCCTGGCGCTCGTCAAGGAGACTTTTTTCCATTACGAAGGCGAGCGCACCAAGAACCACGACGTGCGGTGGAATACCCACGACGCGCTCTACTGCGGCTACGTGCCCCCCAAGGTGTGGGAAGGGACCAACACACCCCGCTCCAACCTGTCGAGTTACATCGTCTTCGACCAGGTGGAGACGGCGCTCCCCGTCATTTCCCAAGCCCTCTTCGGCGACCAGGAAGAGGGGTTCCAGGCAATCGGCGAATCCGACGAAGCCTCCGAGGTGAAAGCGGCCAAGGACGTGCAGGCCGCGCTTGCCTACTCGGTCGAGCACGTTCACAACGAGGTGGGGTTGACAGCCAAGAACGAGATCGACCTGGCGGCCAAGTTCGCTCTGATCTATGGCAACGGCTTCGTCGAGATCTTTTGGGACGCCCACACTAACCAGCCGCGCCTCCAGTGCGTGGACATCCGGGACATCTACGTCGACCCCGGCACGCCGGTCTCGAACATCGACGAGTGCCGGTCGGTCGTCCAGCGGCGCATGATGACAGTCGACGAGCTCGAATTGCTGCGCTCCGATAAGCGCTTGAAGATCCCCGACCACGACGTGATTGTAGGCATGTCCCGCCGCACCCCCGTCACCCGAGGCGACCTGACCAAGCAAACCGCGGCGGCCTACGCCGGTTTCCGCTACACAGCCTCGCAAGAACATTGGTCGCCAATGCCCTCCGAGCGCCGCATCGAAGTGCTGCGATACGCCTCGAAGCATCGCATCATTTGGGTGCTCAACCGTGAGTGGGTAGCGCTCAACATTACTAACATCTACGGCTTCATTCCCTACTGTTCGGCACCCTGTTTCTCTCTGCCGGGGCGCTTTTACGCCCAGTCCATCGCGGACGTGCAGGAAGGCAACCAGCGGTACATAGAAGACCTTCTGAACGGGCGCGTCGACCAGCAGGCGCTCAACCTGTTCCCGCCCCGCGCCGTCAAGCGTGGCGCTCTCATGACGCCCCGCCAACAACGGTGGGGACCCGGTGCTCTCTATCAGTTGGGCGACTCCAAGGACATTCAGTCACTCGCCGCCCCTCAAGTCCACACCAACATCTACCCGGAGCTCGAATACATTGAGCGCATGTCGGCGAAGCGCACCGGCATCCCGGAGTTGAATCAGCCGCGCAGCGGGAACATCAGCCGCACGACCTCGGGCGTCCAGGCGCAGCAAAGCGGGGCCCTTACCCGGATGCAGTTCCTCGTCAAGAACTTCGAGGACTACCTCATCATCCCGGCGCTCTACAAGATGCGCAAGATGTTCCAATTTCATACCGAGATGTTCCAACAGGTCCCGGCGTTCAACCGCGACTCCGGTCAGTTCTATTCGATCCCGGCGCACCTGTTCCAGCACCCCCTGCGCTTCCGCG